TTCAGCTCCGACAGGGCGACGTAGGAACCCATCGGCTACTTCTTCGCGGCGGGCTTCGCTGCGGGGGCTTTCTTGACCACGGGTGCAGCTGCGGGTTTGGCGACGCGGGACGCGGCCTGCTTCTCTGCCAGGTGGTCGAAACTCGACTGGTCTGCCATGTTTCTCCTCGGTGGGTGGGTAACCCCACGGCAGGCCGGTGGTGGCCGGCCTGCCGTGAGGCTCCCCGTGGGGGTGCTCCCGCCCGGGGGGCCGGGAGGGGAGCCTGGGAGGGCCTAGAAGCTCGGCGCGATCAGGCCGGTGCCTGACACCTTGCTGATGGAAGCCGGGTAGCGCCCGAACACCGCTGCCGCGTACTGGAATGCGACGATCTTCACGGTGAGCTGGCCGCCGAGGGTCTGGTCCAGGCGGACCATGCTCGGTGCACCGGCCGACTCGAACAGCAGCATGTCCTCGCGGCGCACGACGAAGATCGAGTCCTCGGTGTTCGATGCGCCTCCGGTTGTGCTGATGTTGGCATCCACGACGACGGGAAGCCCGGCGACCTGGAGGCCGTTCAGGCCGTAGCCGGCTGTCGGGCCGACACCCATCACGTTCTGCGGCACGTTCGCCACAGGAACCACCAGGGGCCTGTCGTTTCCGTCGACGGCTGCCTGCATCCAGGCGGCTCGTCTCGGGTGCATGATGATCAGGTTCGGGCCGGCGTACCGGTTCGAGTTGATCTGCTGGATCGCGTCCAGGAGCTTCGGGTAGAGCTCGGCGACCGTAGGACTCGCATCCGTGTAGGTCACGTCGTTCTTGCCGGTGATGTTGTTCAGGCCGAGCAGCGCACCCGACGTGCCGTCGCCGTACAGGCAACCCGCGTCGAGTGCCGTTGCGATGGCTGACGACAGGTCCGCCATGATGATCGCGTCGACGCCTGTGCCCCGGTCCAGGGCCTGACGGCTGACGTCCTGCTGACCGGCGATGGTGCGAATGTCCACCGTCAACAGCGTGTCGTCGATGTCCTGCTCGCTGACGGCGCTGTTCTCGGTTGCCTGGACGGCAGCTGTCGAACCGGTTGTCACGCGGCTGATGTTGATGGTCATGCCGTCGGATGGGAGTGGCAGCTGCGTGCACAGGTTGGCGAACGGCCGGCCTGCGCGTGCCAGCTCGGCAGCGAGCTGCGTCAGGTACTGCGGGACGACCAGGCCAGCGAAGCTGGCGGTGCTCGAGTCGCGGTACTCGACGTCCATCTCGGACGAGTGGCGGGCGATGCGCCCCTGGGCGGACACGTCGTGGTGGATCTGCGACGCGTACAGGTCGCGGAAGAATGACGTGCCGGACCTTTCGCTGTACGTCAGCGGTTCGTCGCCGACGCGGACCTGGGTGGCCTTTTCGGCTTCGGCCGGGGTGGATGTCACCTCGGCGCGCAGCTGCGCGGCGGCGGCGTTCTTGAGCTGGACGTCACGCAGCTCCTGGCAGCGGATGTCGAGCCGGTCGGCGTCCTCACGGAGCGCCTGCAGATTTTCATCCTCGGTATCGGTTAGGTCTCGTTCTTCGGCGGCGGCGGCATCGCAGATTGCGGTCATCGCATCTCCGGTGTCGGCGCGCTTCTCGACGAGCTTGTCGAGCAGGTCCATGCGGTACTCCTGGTTCGTGCGGGTGTGGGCTCCCTGGGTGAGCCTCGGGTGCCGGCACGACCGGCGGCGCGCAGCTCGGCGCAGGGCTTCATTGTCGCACACGGGTGCGACAGGTTGGGGGACTAACGCAGCGGCGGGGCTTCCATGTCCAGCTCCGCGTAGTGGTGGGCGAGGTGCCGCCAGATGCCACGGCGGCCAGCGTCGTCGATGTCGGTGCCGCCGCGTGCCCCGTTGAGGGCGGCAACGCCGGCGGCGAGCGCGTCGAGGATCGCCGCACCAGGGGTGCCGTCACCGGACACTTCGTGATGGGGGAACCCGTAGGACGACTTCACGGTCGGGTCGGCGTCCGGGTCCAGCCAGGCGAAGATTCGCGAGTAGTACGCCTCGTCTGACGGCGAGTCGGCACGGCGCACGTTCGCGCCCCCGTCCCAGGTGCCGCGTCGAACCTCGGTGTCGTGGGCGCGTAACGCCCCGCGGGTCAGCACACCGCCGTCGAGGCCGTAGAGGCGGCCGCGCCACACCGACAGGCGTGGAGCGATCTGTGCGTCGTCCGGGTCGTACTCCTGGCGGACAGCCAGCACGCGGGCATCGTCGTAGGCGGGCACCTCGCTTATGAGGCCGACGTGGTGCAGCTTGACCTCGTCTCGGATCACCAGGGGGCGGCCGTCTGGTGTTTTGTGGCGCGTATCCCGAACCGGGACGAAGCCAACCGAGAAGCTGTGCATGACGGAATCACGGGCCAGCTGCAACGCTTCCTCGCCACGGCCGGTACGGCTAATCAGGAACTCCGCGTAGAGGCCGTCGGTTCGTTCCTCGAGGTGGATGGCGCGCCCGAGCGGCATCGCGTCCTGGCGGTGCCCCTCGAGGAGTGGAATCTTGTCGCCGCGGTCGGCGATCGACTTGGCGAAGGCCCCGCGGGCGAACTCCTCCACGTAGTCGCCCGTATCGAATCGTTTGTTGAATGGTGCAGCGATGCCGCACACGCGACGACCCTCCGCTGATTCGCGGACCTCGAGGGATTCGCCGACCAGGGATCGTTCGATGATGTTGGTACTCATGCTGGCAGGCCCTCCTCAGCTCGGACCTCGTCGATCGTTTTGAAGCCGGCAGCGATGGCGATCTGGGCCGCCTCGTACCGGGTCTTGATATCTGGTTGCAGGAACTCAGCCGTCGAGAACGACGCGGACTGGCCGCGGGGCAGCGCCGACGACAGGGCCGCCTCGAGGCGGTGCACCCAGGCGCGCTGGCCGAAACGGACGAATGCCCGCGAATCCTCCGCAACGGTGCTGTACGTAAGTGAGTCTGATGAGGGCGCTCCCGCTAGGTGGGCAGGCACGCCGAACATCGCTGCGATCTGGGTCGCGGACCATTTGCGGGCCTCGAGCAGCTCGAGGTCTGAGTTGCTCAGCTGGATGGGCTTGTACGACAGGCCGCCGGACAGCACCGCCGGTGTCCGGTCGCGGCCCCCATGAGACTGCACCCATGCCTTCTTCAACTCGGTGGCGGCCTCCGGCGACAGCTCGACGTCGGTCGTGATGACACCCGACGGGATCGACCCTTCGGAGAAGATGCGTTCGGTCCACTCATGTTCGGCAATGGCGAGGCCCAGGCCGTGCTTCTGGGAGTCGAGGACGCCCTGGCCGACTACGTGCCCGGGGCGCATGAACCCCCGCATGTGCAACATCTCGGCCTGGGTGTAGCTCGCATCGCCGATGCGGTACGTGATCGCCCCCGTGGCCGGCGACACGTCGACGTTGACCGCGTCCGGGTTCATCACCACCATCTGGCGGGGATGCTCGAACCTGTCGAAGTCCCCCAGGAGGGCGTACCCGTTGCCGCGTAGCAGCGCCGACGTGATGAGCGCCGAATACGTGTCGATGCGTTGCTCGGTCGGGTTGGGGCGCATCAGGATGGCCGGCGTTTCGATCCGTTCCCCGTCGCGGAAAGCGTGAACCGACAGGCTGCCGATCGTTGAACTGATGAGGGTTACGCAGCGCCAAACCGTGACGATCCCCAGGGTGGTGTCGTCGGTGACGGCGACACCCGTCAGGTTCTGATTCCAGATAGGCGGCGACCAGGGCGGAAACTGGTCCGGGTCGCGCGTCTGGAGGCGTCGGCGGAAAAGGGCCATTAGTAGATCCTCGGTGTGGGAGCGGGTTCAGGGACTGGAATGTCGTTCGCAGCGTCGAAAGCCATCACGGCGCAGACGGCCGCGTCGATCTTCTTGCTGGAACCGGTGTGGTCTTTCACGATGCGGGAACCGAGCCGGTCGGTTTTGAGGCGACAGTTTTCGATGTGGCGGAGCAGCTGCGGGGCGAGGTCGTTGTCGACGATCGACAGGTCGCCCTCGAGTATCGCATCAGCGAACCGTTTCGTAGCCGGCACCATGCGCCGCGCATTCTGCGGGAACTCGACTACCGGCAGGCCGTACTCGTCGCCGAGGCCCAGGAGGGCCGGGCCGATCAGGTACCGGTCATACATGACTGCTCGAACCATCAGCCGGTTTGCGTGTTCCATGACCGCGTCGAGCAGCTCGCCGATGTTGATCCGGTAGTTCTCCGGGCCGTCAAACGGCTTCTCCTGGAGATGCAATAGCTCCACGCGGCCATCGGCTGTCGCGGCGACGATCGCCGACGCATCGCTGGACCAGGAGCCGTCGACGGCGATGATCGGATGATCGTCCGCGGTCAACGGTTCGCACCGGCCGATCAGGTCCAGCTGGTGCGGCTCGAGCCAGATATCGCGCTCGGAGATCCATGCCGCCAGGTGGAGACGTCGGAACTCTGGCCCTGGCAGCTGCCGCAGCTGGCTGGTCAGGTACTCCTCGGTGATCCAGTCGCCGTACGCCGGGTGGGCGTGCCAGGTTGCCGGGTCGGCGTAGTCGGCGTCCGGTGGTGGCGGATTCCACCACGACCACCACGTCGGGTCGTCGACCTCGCCGGCCTTCACGCGGCGGTCGTACTCGAC